CACCAACATCAGAAACATACTCGTCGTAAATGTCTTTTATACCGTATTCAATATTAGCCAAACGATCTTTAAGTGTATTCCAAGCGGTAGTTACAAGATCGAACTCTCCAACCCAACCAGAGCCTGTTTTAATTAAGGTGCCAAGATTGTTCTGAATAGCGTTAACCTCTGCTTGAAGGCTATTTACGTGCTCGGCAAGAACGGTGTCGCTAAAATCAACCTTTGTTGTAAAGGACTTTACGGACGATGGATATGATGCTGTCACTTAATTTCCTCTCAGACCTAACGGTCTATTTTCTCTTGTTTGCCCTCTATTTACTGTCTTAACTATTAGTGGGTATGTCCTATGGCGGCTTTTCCTGTCATCTGTGACTCTAAAGTAGCAACCTTTCCTTCTAAGGTGGTTATCTTTCCTTCTGCCGTTGTCATACGTGTCTCTAAACTCTTTACTTTATTTGCTAAAGCCATGAAGGTAGCGGTCAAATCTATCTCTGTAGTCCCATCAGAACTTTTAGTAGTTATTACATGAGCAGATAATCCAGTTAAAGAAGTTTTATTAGCCAAAGGTTTAATAAATATCTTTTTATTTTTACCTTTATTTTTACCAAATGCTCCAAACCAAATAGGATATTCAAGGTTTCCGCCTTCAAAAGAAATCCAAACTCCCTGACCAACTGCAGGGGGATCTGTTCGTATCCCAGCGGGTTCGGCAGGGTCTATCCATCCTGTAACTTGAGTTCCAATCAACTGAGGAATAGATACCTTTAAACGGTTTTGTTTTTTTGGATCGACATTGTTCTTTACAATGCCCCTGTATATGCCTGGTAAGTTACTCAAGAAATTACACCTATGTTTAGATTTGCCTCTTGAAAACGCCAAATTTCTCCAGCATCTCCCACCATAGTATTGGCTCCAGAACCACCGTCTTCATGCAGAGCCGTAACATTTACAGTCTTTACTCCAGGGGCTTGTAGAACCATAAACTCTACATCTCTTGGGTAAATAGTTTCTGCAAAGGTTGCATTTACATAACCAAAGCCAGTTAAGATAGCAATCTTTATATTTTCTTCTACCTCTGCAGTTGTATACTGATCGGTCTTTGTATAAGCAAGAGTACAAATTAAATCGGTATAAGTAGGAGGTTGAACCGTGACTGTTGTCCCTATCAGTACCTTGTCGGTTAAAAATTCTTCTACATCTTCTTGTATTCTTTCAAACTCAGCAGTTGGATCATCGCTCTCATCTAGACCAGGAGCAATATCTGTATCAGTTGCAGACCTACTTGGTGCTATATAGAGTGTGACCGAAGTCCAGACTGCAGCGGTTGCATTGGCTTTACCAATGCCGCTAACAGATAGTGCAAGATCTGAAAAGTCTTTTAATGTTACCGCTCTATTACCAGAACGAAGAGAGGCTGGTGCTGATGCTCTAATCTGATCATTAGTTTCAGGATCGGAACCACCAAGGGCGGCAATTTCATTTGTTACTGTTATAGCGCCCTGCACTGCAGTTGTTTCACCCTCTGATAACCCAGGAAGATATTCAATTGCGTCTATAGTTGCTGGCTCAATATTACCAATAGCACCACCGCCAACTGTATACGTTGCTCTAATTTCAGAAGCGTTGGTTGGAATTACACCTGAAACACCGTCACCAAAAGTTACGTAAACAAGATTGTTATCATCAATAAATAAAGAATAAACTAAGTCATTTGTTGAGTAATCAATTAGATGTTCAACTTGCGTCCACTTAGAGAATAAATCTCCATCTTGAACATATACCTCTACAGAACCATCAACGACAGGTGATTCTCCAAGAACAAACCGCATTGCTGGAGTTCCCGTTGAGGTGCCAATTAACTCTCCGTATATATTGGTGTCATCAGCAACCAGTGTTACAGAACGGCCTTCAAAAGCACCGACGGTATAGTCGCCAGGAGTTTCTCCATCAATTGCATCTACTACAGCCTCCGCAACAGTTGTAAAGTAAACTGTTTCAACAGTGTCGTCTATAACTACTTGACCACTTACAACTGTGCCTGCAGGTATGGTGACATTTTCTTCAGATGAGTTAGTAAAAACTAAATCTACTGTTGCATTTCTATAACCTGCTGGAGTGTATCCATAGGTTAAGGCAATGTTTAATAAACTCTCTCGTTGAGTTGCAGTTCTAATGTAAGACTCATTAGCAACTCGATCAATATAATACGAGACTAAGTCTCCCATATATGCAAAGGCTTCTACTAAGGCGACACCAAAATCTGCTGGATCAGAGGCATTCCATTCAGGTATACGATCTTGAATTCTGGCAATTAACTCTTCACGAAGTGAATAGTAGTCTCTTCCTGTGTAATCAATTGAAATAGGGATATTCGATGCGGGCGCAACGGTCATAGCAACTCCTCGTAGATTGGGTTAGCACCTTGAGAGAAGACCAAGCCAATGAGTGTGCTAGTAACCTCATCGTTTGGTAACCCGTAAATAACTTCAACAGTCAAAGTACTTGTGTAAATATCACTTGTTACAATTGTTTGTTGAAGAGTTAATAGGTCTAACTGTTGAGCAAAGGCTTTTTCAACCTCTGATTGAATTTGAGCAGTTGCTTCAGTTTCTGAATTAAACAAAGTATAAGGAATTAAAGTTCCAAAATTTGGTCGCATTACTCTTTCTCTCAAAGAGGTGCCTAAAACAGATTTAACTCGATCAGACCATATTTTAGATTGAGATTGGGTTGAACTTACCTTTCCATAAGGATCAATAGAAAAGGGAAGTGCAATTGCTTTCTGAGCCATTAGTTACCTCTCCATTTTCTAGGGGTTGTTTTATAACCCGATGATCCTTGCGAAACTAAAGTCTTACTAGAGTTCAACGTAGTCACACTTGGTTTATTTTTTGAATTACCTATCATATCATTTTGTATATTTCTGTATGGAACAGTGCCAGCAGAGGATGGTCTAAAAGCACTTGGCTTATTACCTCCCACACCGTCTGTACGACATTCAAACTCCACCTCGTACTCTCCAGAAATATAAAGAGAATGAATTGCTTTCTTTATAACCCAGAAGCCATCTCCCCCACCCTGAGTTCCTTGAACCTCAACGGTTCTCCAAGGAGCAATTCTTGGATCCCCTTGCGCTTTACCTTTTCCTGGAATAGATAACCTTCCTAAATGAGAGACCGCTTCGGACAGTGTCTTGGCCATGGCGCTGCTATTTACCACAGTGTTTGTTCTATTTTTTATAAATAACGGATCTTTAGTAGTTGTTCGTATTGATTTTCCAACTTTGTTTGGCGAGGTTGTTGATGAATAGACCTTTCCAGTCACGGGATCAACACCCGTAACTACGTTTGTACTTCTTTTTAATTCACCAGAGGTCTCAAGATAGTCACCAATATGAGCCTCAAACGCATCTAACGTTGGCGCATTAAAGTTATTAAATGGAGAGACAAAAGAGTTATCTGAATATAGAACGGGAATTGTTGTCATAAATTGATTAATCATCTTATCAATTGGATGAAAGTGTAGTTCAGTGCCAGAGACTTGCATTCCATAACCGATTGTTTCCGCAAGTTCGTTTAATTTTTCCCAGTAAGATTTTCCAGACAAAGATTGTTGAGTAAAAATTGTTTTATGTGGAGTAACCATTGGCTTTAGTTTTGCTTTTTTAGCAAGTTCAATGGCTATTTGAGAAGCCGTTTTATTAGTCCAAACTTTAAAACTGGACTCTTTTAAAGGGTAAGAGGTTCCCACACACTGAATTTTTGTCTCTTGATAATCTTGATATTTAATAGGTAGAGATACAATTGTTGTGTAGCCAAAAAAATTTCCAGATACTTTATCGTTTTTCCAAGTAAGTTGAATTGGAGTTCCAGTTTTTAACGCTTTAAGAATAAAAGGAGTTAAGAGTGTGTACCGTAGTTCCAGGATGTCGTGCTTACCCATTTCTTGATGCAAGACAACTTCGTTTGGTTGTATTTCAATAGATGGAAAGTCGGGATAAGAAATACTGTAATAACTACTAAGTCTGCTCTGAGTTCCTGTATTACGCATTTGGAATCCTAAGTTGAGTACCAGCAGAAATGTCTTGAGGATTTATAATCTCTGGATTTATATCCAGTATTTTCCACCATAAAGAAGAGTTGCCTAAAAATTTTTTAGCCAATAAATCTAAGCGGTCAGTTTCAACCCACTCATAGGTAAAGTAACCAAGTAAGGTTGTTGGATAATTTCTAAATACTGTTAAATGGTATTCTTGTTTACCAGCGTGCCAAGCCTTAAATAAAGTTCCATCAACATATCTGCTATCTAAAAAAATCATTCTTGACTCCTAGCATCACTAGCGGGTAATCCAACATCGTTGTATCTTCCACATGATATAGATACTTG